ATCTTGTAATCTGAGTTTTTGGCGCGTCGTATGAGAGGATTAGGCATGACAACTTTGATAGCCGTTCAGAATGAGAACTGGTGTTTGATCGCCGGCGACTCGCAAACTACGTCGTATCATCTTTCCGCTGATTGCTCTCCAATGGGAAAGATTGCGCAGAACGGGAAATACCTTGTTGCCGCCGCTGGCCTTGTTCGCGGCATGAATTTAATTCAACATTCTTTTAATCCGCCTCCTCCCCCTAAATCTAATCTTGATAAATTTATGGTCAATGTCTTTGTGCCAGCTCTGCGTAAGTGTTTTCAATCAGCCGGGTATGACATGAAAGATGACGGCGACATTGCCTCGCACGATAACGAGTTTATTGTTGCCGCTAATGGCGTTTTGTATTTGATTGACGAGGCTTATGGCGTTGAGCGTACTTCTGATCGGGTCTATGTAACTGGCTCTGGCATGGAATTAGCCCTCGGTGCTGCCCATGCTCTTGGCGTTGCGGAAATTGAAGATTGGGAAGAAGCTGTTACAGTCGTTGAAGCAGCTGTCAATACCGCTATCAAGTACGACATTTACTCCGGCGGCTCTGTCCAGTTTGCCCTCCAAGATACCGGCGGTAAGTCTTGGATTACTAACGGGTAAGTTTGTTGGCCTTCTTGTCGTCGCGCTCTTCTTGTAATTGACCAAATGTCCGGCGCGCCATCTTCTTGTTGAAATGTCTGATGTTGTTTGCCGGTATGCCAATCTTGTTTGTAGGCAAGGTAATTGCTAATAGGTCGCTTGCGTCTTGATTGCCGTATCCCGCGTCTAGTATTGCCGCGTCATCTGGGAACACTTCTGCGTGCCGGTCTGTTTCTTTGTTGATTAGGTGATCTTGTTTTCCGCCCATTGAATAAAGGTATTTAAAATTGTCCGGGCAGTTCGGCTCGACGATCTCTTTGAACATGGCGACTTCTTTTGTGTAGCAATAGAAAGTTACCGCCGGTGTTAGCCGGGCAATTTTTAGCCATAGTTCTAAATACTCTTTTGAGTAGAAATCTCCCGCGTCATGTATCCGTATAAACTTTCCGGCCATCTTCGGTTTCTGGACTTCTTCGAGCATTTGCCCAAACCAGCCTTCTGGGTCTTCTAGCGTGTATTCCAAGTTTTGTATGTGTCGCCCTCTGACGTTGCTGAATAAATAAGTGCCGTTGCGCGCATAGCAGAAACTTGCGCACGCTCCTGCGTTAGGGCACACGTTAAAGTTTTGGCCGTTAGTTAATTGAATTGCGAACGCTGGTAGTGACCAATTAAAAATACCCTCCGGTCGCAGCTCGCTGTTTTGCGTTAGTAGTTTTGCTGGTCTCATTTCCCTCCCCCGGCCTCGTTTACGATTGCGGTAAATCTGATTCTTGCTATTTCCCAAATCACTTTGCTTGGCCAGCTCATCGTGTCCGGCTCTGGCTCGTCAATAATTGCTTGCCGTATTGCGTCTCTTTGTTCGGCTAGTCGTATCTCGATTGTTTTCTCCATTAGTCTAACCACACTTTGTATCCAGCTGTAACGCGGCCTTTTTCCGGGTCAATGAAATGTAGGCGCTGGCTTGGCGTTGCGCTTGCCGCTAACATGACCCCTGCGTATCTGTTGTCGCTCTCGGTGCTGCCTGTCTGGTAGACGCTGCCCTGTCCGTTAGCCATCGCCCATTCTGCGTGCGTATGGTAATGCCCGATGTATACGTCTCTGAATTCCCAAGGGTACGCCCCTGATCTCCAGCGGTTAGCGTGCTGAACGATTGCGCCGGGTGAAGCAAATCCGTTGCGCCCTACTTCGTCTCCATGAATTAGTAGCGCTCTGTAATTACCTATTTCCACCCTTTGAATGTCTTCCGGGCAATCTTTCCAATCCAATCGCTTTTCTCCTGCGAGTAATTGTTTAGCCAGCTCGTAACACATGCGGTCAAAATTATCGCTGCGAGGAACGTTATCGCGCTTACTTCCAATTCGCCCATGATTTCCCCATTCTGGAACTACTGTTACCTTCTTGTAATTAGCCAGCGCGTATCGCACCACATCTACGCATAGGCGGCTTACATTAACGTATTGTTCAAATAAAGTTGCGTCAATTTCGAACGCTTGGCTTGGGAAGTTAAATAGCCCTTCAATCATGTCTCCTCCGAAGAGGATAAATACTTCATCTACCGGGTGATCTGCTCTGTGTATTTCTGTAATTCTTGTTGCCTTCTCTGCGAATGTCATTACTCGTTGGCGCATTACTTCGCTGTTGTAACTTGTTGTCTTCTTTGCGCCTTGCCAGTCTGTTAAATGCCATAGTGCTACTTCTGGCTTCTTCTTATGTTTTTCTAATTTTGGTTCCGGTACTGGGTTGATTCTTCCGGCGGATAGCGTCGCGTCGTAAGAGGCTTGATGTGTTGCTATTACTAGGTCATCAACCTTCTGCTTTGTCTCCATTAGTTTTTTCTGAGTACGCATAAGCGCCCGGCGCAGCTCTGTTACGTCGTTGCTTTCAATGCCTTCTGGAAGCTCGTCAAATTTATCTTTAAGGCTCATCTGTCATCGCAATTTCTCGGCCATGTATTGTGTAGCCTAATTTGTCTTGCCATGAGTCTTCGTGCGCCGGGTTAGCGAAGCATCTTACGCTCTTGTATGCGTCTAGCATTAGCGCTACTTGCCACGCCGGTATGTCTTCGGTTTGTAGCATTGCGCCCCAAATCCTGCCCGTCATGGCGAAGTTTTTATGAGCGTCTCCGTAGATGTTTTGTCTTTCGTCTAGGATTTCTTTTATTTCTTTTCTTGGCATGGGCACGCTCCCAATCTATGGCGGCGTATTGCCTCGTTACTGCTTTTAATGCCTTCGCTGCGCAACGCCATTAGCACTTCATTTGCTGAGTAGCCTTTAGACCAAGCCGCATCTAGCGCTTTACGATCTTCCGGTGTTAAGGAGTTATACATTTCCATGTAGGCGCATGGGTTTCTTTTGGTCTTCTTTGCGTCTATGTCGTTTAATTTTTTAGCCAGCGTCATGTTGCCTCCTGTGGATAATCGTAGCCTTAAATAGCAAGAACCTCCAACCGCTTCCCACCGGCTAGAGGCTCTTTGCTATTAAGTTTTATCCGCTAGGCGGACTTCTTGGCCTTCTTTGTTTCTGCCTTTAGCAGCTTGTCAATTTCGGCTGCCGCTTCTACTGCTTTAATTCCAAACGCTAAGTCTTTAGAATTGAGTGCGCGTAATAGTGGTGCTGCTACCGCGATCGCCGCAGCTGTAAGTAAATCGCGTGGGTCTGTTTTGCCCATTGAGATTGCTACGCATACTGCCACTAGCGCTGCGCGGCCGTAAGAGGCAATCGCTGCTTTTAATTCTTTACTCATTTATGCTCCTTTTGGTCTGCCTACCGCGATAATCGTAGCGTAGCCGCGCTTCTTTATGTAGAATCCGCCGCCGTTGCTCTGGCTGCCCTTCTTGCTGTTGCTGGTATTGCCCTCGTAAGCCGTAATAGTTTTTAATTTTGCGTTATTGCTTTTAATAATACCGACGTGATCTGGCTGCGCGTCTGTGTCGAATTGGTAGAACACTAGGTCGCCCGGCGCTGCTTGGCCAACCGGCACCAGCTGGTTATTCTTAGCCAAATACTTTAGCCATTCGTCGCAGCTGGCAAATCCTTTTGGCTTTGTTTTTGGCGCTACGCTCAAGATTGCTCCTGCGTCGTAGAAGATTTTAGACGCGCTCATTGCGCACCAAGGTTGATAGTTTAGCCCGTACCACTTGCCAAACGGCGTGTCGTTATTTGTGCCTTCTTCGTAGCCAACTAATCCAGCTGCTATTTCTAATACCTTCATTTCGCACCCTCCTCTATGTGTTGATCGAATCTGCCTGTAAGTCTAGCCAAATCTCTTTCCATGCGGTCATTCTGGTCTCTAAGGCTAGAGCCGCCGTTGCGGTGAAATTGCGCGTGGATTTTTTCTAATTTCATGTCTTGCGAGGTCAATCTCTGGTCAATCCTGCGCCATGCTCTGAACCCCGAGGCCGGCAGAATAATTAGAATGGAAATAAGTTGCGCTACGGTAAGTGCGGTGTCTAGGTTCATTTGCGCTCTTTCGAGTTATGTCCAAGTAATGACGCGCACCGTACCGGCGCTGTCTACTATCTTGGCTTGATTGGTTGTTGTATTTAGCCATGCGTCGCCCTTGCGAGGGTTTGTAGGGTCTGATGTTACATTAGGAAAGGTGAACCGCGTGGCCGTTTCTAGTTTTCTAATCCGCGAAATTATGTCATCAAAATAAGTTCGTAGGTCAAATGGCTGATTTATGTATCCCATTAGTACGTTCCCGTCGTTAGCGTTAATGTAATTCTTTCCGGGCTGTCTTCTCCCGGTGTAACACTTAGCGCGACTAGGCGGTAAATTGCGTCTAGCGTCGTAGGGAATCTGTTGTCTGTAATAATAATTCGCACTTCGTCGCCTACGCGGTAAGTTCCGAATACTGGGTTTTGTGATGGCGGCGCTACCACTTTGAGTGTTGTTGGCGGGTAAGAAACCGCTGTGATCTGGCCTTGCGCTAATCCTGCTAATACTGTTGTATCAGTTATGTCAGAGTAATTGGCTTGATCTTCTAGCAGCGCCCAGCCGTCTGTAAACTTAGTTGCGTCGGTTGCTGTCTGAATCAGCTTGCCTTCGTTGCTGCCAGCTCCTAACGCGTAAATTGTGTTTGCTGCGATTGACGCGTCTTCCGGGTAATTGTATTCCACCATGTTGCCCGGTAATTGAAATACCGGCGCTGTCGCGTTAGTGCTGGAATAATCTGTTCCGACGCGTGGGTAGTAAGTGTTAAACGATCTGGCCGGGTTGTTGCCTCCGTCGTAATAAACATTAATCTCGTAGTCGAATCCGTCTAATTGCTTTGATAGGTCTTGAACCGCCGAGAAT